TTGGTTGATAGTATTGGTATGTTTTTTACATACTGATACTATCTTTCCTGTTTCCATCTCTTTTACCTTTTTTGTTGCTATACTACTACATCCAATACACTCACATTTTTTCATTTTCTCACCTCGGATAAATTATTTTATTGATAATATCTCTTCTATTTCATCCATGATTTCGTACTCTAAAACCGTATTAAACCCAACGACTTGCAATTCTCTAAGCTTCTCTTTCACACTGTGGAGGGCAACAAATAACTCCCAAGCTTTCATTCCTTCCACATACTGTTTCAATACATCTTCCTTTTCTGTCCTAGCTTGCTCTATAGAGATTTTTCCTTCTTTAAACTCTCTATAGATGGATCTAGCAGATAAGTAATAAGCCTGCTCTATTGGATTTAAACCGTTTGGCATTTCCTCTACTCCTGAAGCTTTCTTATCTAAGAATTTCAAATCAACCTCGGTATTTTTATTCATTATGCACCCCCTCTGAAATTAATCTTGTAAGGTTTAAAAGCTAATGTAAAATCTATACCTACATATGTCTGCCCTTGCGATTTACGAATCTTCTCATACTTCTTGCCTACCTCTATGCCAAATTTACGGTTAGACATAATGTACTCGTTGTTCTCTTTAGCCCACTCCGTATAAGCCTTATATAGCGCACTAGCTTGGATTTCTGCCCCGGGCTTATTTATGGTGCAACTATCCAAGAATGCCGTTACAACATCCATTTCGTTCCTATATTCTGCTGTTGCCTGCTTAATACTAGATGGTGGTTCAAGACCTTCTTTCTGATACATGAGGAAGCCTTCTACTGCCCATTTTAAGATCCCAGGAGTTTCTTTAAGCAGCTTATATTTTAATTTCTTATCTTGCTTCTCCGGTGGAATCTCTACTGTGAATGGTATCAACCTCATACGGCGCCATATTCCGTTATCTGTGCCCCTGATGATTGGCTTATGGTTAGTTGATAGCCAAATCTTAAACTGTGGCTTAAACTCAAATTCGTTTGCATATAACCTACGCGCTGTAACCCTATCTTCTCCAGTTAATTGCTTGATAAGGCCCTCATTTAATTTAACACCCTCATTAGGCTCTGAACATGTAACGAATCGTGTTCCTACTAACCGAGCGATATCTGAATTTGCTTGCCCTGTGGAAGCTGTAGACTTAATCATTAAAGATTCGGCTTGGATATTCGCCGAATAAGAGCCTGCTATATGAGCAACTGTCTCTACAAATACCCCTTTACCATTCCCACCTGAACCATGAAGAAAGAATGCACATTGTTCTGCGGTGGAGCCAGTCAAACTGTAACCTATAGCTTTTTGAATGTAGTGGATTAACTCCTGGTCCCCATTGAATACAGTATCTAAAAACTCTATCCATAAAGGGCAATCTGTTTTATCTGTGTACTCCGTATAAGAAATTTTGCTGATAAGCTTCTTAGGATCATGCTCCATTAATTCGCCAGTCTGTAAATCTAAAATTCCATTAGGTGTATTTAGCAAATAAATATCTTTATCCATGTCGTTATTTTCGATTGGGGCCATATGCTTAGCTTCTTTGATAAAGTTTTCTTTACCTTTGGAGCTCCTAGCTGCTTTTATGTGTTTCTGAATAGTCTTAAGCATATCGCTATCATCCGGATCACATTCTTTAAATAACTCCCTCTGCATTCTTGTAATAAATCTATCTGCATAGGATTTAACACTATCTACAGTGTCATCACACCACTTTCTACCGTCATATCTAATCCATTGCTTATTTGTGTAATTGTATTTAAGTTCGTTTCCAAATGTGTCCAGGAAGCGCTCTGCGTTACCAGTATCATCTAATGTGTATTTCTTATTTTTGATTTCTTCTTTTGGAGTGCTAGTTTTAATGGTTATAGAGTATTGCTCTTGTGGAGTGTAGAACTCTCTACAGTCTCTTATCGCTTTATTCAATACGATTGCCCCTAATGTAGTTCCTGATTGTCTCCTATCCCATTTCTCTCGCATTAAACCACTACTTCTGTACATTGCATCCATCTTCATAAAATCGCCCTGGAACCAAAATGCTAAGATGTTCGCAAAAGCCATATCTGCTTCTGATTGGCTAGTGTATAAACCTTGCCATGATCCACTGTAAAGCAAATCAAATAGTTGTCCTTGGGAGCTCTCTCTAATTTTATTGATAATCTCATTTTCGCTAAGTTCTAGCTGCCTTGGAGCATTAGGTGATACTTTAGAAGTAGTACCACCTATATATTTTTCATGTAACGGTTTGATTGCAGCTGTGCAATCTTTGATTTCTGTGTATTCTGATGCCGGATTAGCTGTCATAATGAAGAATCTACCTTCTTGATACATTTCTACATTGTTCTTACGTCTGCCACCTGGTGGGAGCTCTCCTTTACAGATAATGTGTATCCCATTACCTGATACGCTATATTCTGCATAGGATTGGAGAGTGTGAATAAACTCACCCACAATGTTATCCATCTCTCCATGTTTAAAAGCTTCTACCTCATGTTCTACTCCATCTATATCTACTCCAAAATACCCATCTGCAAAGAAGAAGCCTAAGCCATTAAAGCCATACTTGCGTAAACCGATTACTGCTTCTTCGTAACTGGACCATGTGTCACGGTTATTACTCATAGCATTCCCACCAGTTTTAGCATTTTTAGGCATCTTCTTCATTTTGTTTGGCTTAACTTCATCCGGTAGGATTTGGTAGCAACACCAGTTATTCAGTTGTTTCAGTTCTTCCGGTATACTATTTGGCTTCATAGCTTAGTTTCCCCCTCTAATTAAAATGGTAAATCGTCATCATCTTCTGCTAGATTTATAAAAGCATCCCTTTGTGGCTGCTTATTTGTATTGTTTTGTGTATTACCTGCTGTGTTACTTGGTGCGCTACCCTTACCATTAAAATCATGGTTGCAATTAGGCTGCTTTGATTTAGCTAGGAAAGATACTCTCTCTCTTGTTTTCCCATTGTACTCGTCGTGTTTAACTGATGCGATAAGTGGTTTCCCTTTTAAGAAATTACCCCACTCTGCGTAGCTGTTGAAAGTAGCACCATTTTGGATTCCAACATTCTTACTGATAGTATCAATCCCTTTAGCGTTGTACTCATGTGTGTCTTTACTCGACCAAATCGTATACCAAAGATGCTTATTTTTATAAGATTGGTCTATGTCATTTCTCACAACAAGCTCTACATTGATGTAAGGTGTCCCAGTGCTCGCTTGTTTTTCCTCAATCCCTTTAACTACTACTTCATAGTCTCCCTCAGGCATAACCCCTTGGTTGTTGCTTTCGTGTGCGTTGTCGTGATTTATTTTAATCATCTATTTATCCCTCCCAATTAATTTAAGTGCATCATCTACGGATCTACATATATCTGCTTTAAATCCGTAAGAGCGCATTAGTGTTAAAAATTTAATTTGGTGATCGCTAGGTCTACCTTTTTCGTTCTTTATTTCCATGAAGGCCACTGTTCCGTCTTTACCGAAGTAAATTAAATCAGATAAGCCTTTAAATCCACACTGTGTGCGTGTGCCATGCTCATTATAAAAATTACCTACATTCTGCCTTACTACTAAACCATACTTAGATAAGGCGCAGCGTATTTCATTCTGTATTAGTGCTTCCGGTTTCATCGTTAATCCTCCCTATGAAAAACATACTGGGTATTTAAAGTTGTCACCCATATGGTGTCTTGGTCTTGAGTTACATACTGGATGGTTGAAGTCCTAAAGTATGCTTCTCTTTCAGGGTATTCAACTACCAGTGGTATACCTGGAACAACATAATCTAAATTTAGTTGGCAACTCCTACCAACCCTATATGCAAACTTGTCACTTCTTTTACCAGTGCTTAAATCTAATATTTCTCCTATTACAAACATCCTCATATTCATCATGCACCCCCAATCTTTACGCTATATTTTCTACTGTTCCAATGGTGGTAAGCGTAACCCATCTTCTTGCCATGGGCTTTGCACCACTCCACACATTCTTGATAGCTATTGCAATCTGCTATATTGCTTTTTGTCTTGGCTATTTCTCTAGCTTGCTGCTTCTCTGCTTCTTTAATTTCTTTTAGCTGTATCTCTTGCATATGCTCTAGTTCCTTGCGTTCTGTAACGTATAGCTGACCACACTGTGGACATTTATCCATGCTATTCGGATAGGTACTAAAACACATCTTACAAGTTCTTACAATCAACTTGCCTTCTTCTGTGTACTCTGACTTAGATTTAACTTTTCCAGTAAGTTGCCACTCTCTGTCATCATCAGGCATACCGTGTCTTAGGTAGTTGCCTACATGGTCTATAATGATAGCCATCTTATTTTCTTTATATCTCATGCATCGCATTGCTTGCTGAATATATAGAGATAAACTCTTAGTAGGCCTTAGAAGAATAACTACGTCACAGTTTGGTACGTCAAATCCTTCACTTATAAGTCCTACGTTGCATAAAATCTTACACTCACCGTTGCGAAACTGACGAATAATATCTGCTCTAATCTCTGCATCTGTGTCACCATCAATATGCCTGGCCGGTATGCCATGGCTACGGAAAATCTTAGCCATTTCTTTTGAGTGATCTACATTTACACAATAACAAATACCTTGCTTGCCATCTGCTAGTTGCCTATAGTACTTGATTACGTCACCGTAAATATTGTTTTTATTTAATAATTCATCTACTTCTCGGATATTAAACTCTCCTGCTACTGAATGAATTTTAGAGAAATCTGCCAAGGTAGGAGCATAATAACGATATGGAGATAAATTGCCTTGCTCTATGAGCCACTTAACGCTAGGGCCCTCTAGCAAAACATCTGCTACTCCTGCCAATCCATCCCCACCCATACGGCAAGGTGTAGCCGTAACAAACACCCTGCGTACTGTGTGGAAGTAATCATAAATCTTTCTATAAGTGTTAGCTTTACAATGATGCCCTTCGTCTGTAATGATTAAGCTAGGAGTAGGTAGCTTATCTAATCGCCTAGAAGCCGTTTGAACCATCATTACCTTGCAATACTTCATGTCTACCCCATAATGCTTAAACGTGTTTTCTATCTGCTCACAAAGTTCTTTTCTATGCACTAAGAAGAGTACTCTTCCCTTCTTATCCGTAACCTTTTTTGCTATGTCTGCTGTGATAATAGATTTTCCACCACCGCAAGGTAATACTAAGCAAGGGGCTAGATAACCATCTTTATATGCTTGCCTACAGTTATCTATTAACTCCTGCTGATAAGGTCTAAGCTGCATTAATAATCGCTTAGCCTTTCAAGCACTTTTACAATATCGTTTTCGATTTCATCTTCCGGGAAGGCCCCCATAGGAGTTTTAGTAGTAGAGTTTTTAGCATGTGTTTCAAATACATACTTTCCATTAACTGCTTTAGCAAGGAGCACCGTTGTGAACTTACTTTCAAGGCAAATCTTATCTATCTTCTTGCCTGATGTTTTAATTCTTGTAAACATGAAACCTGATTCGTCTCGCTCCGTTTGAGAGTGAGCTACAAAGATAATCGTTAAATCCTCTCTATAGGTGTGCGCTTGATCTACTAAATCCCACATACACTGTGCAAGGTCCATCCACTTATCGTAACCTTTCTCTTTAGAGCGTCTCATTTCGTCTCCTACCATGATGCCGTTAATGGTATCCACAACTACATATTTAATCTGTGGAGATTTATCGCTAAGGCCTTGTAGTATTCCCATAATTTTTCTTGCATCGTCTGTCTGTTTGTAATTCTTGTTAGTTGAATTATATTGCTCCCTCCAATTCTTCCAAGAGAGCCCCTTCTTATCGCAATCAATATAAAATGTTTCAGTAGGTGGCAAATTTCTCATTGACGTTGTTTTGCCTGCTCCCGATTCTCCTGCTATACAAATAACTTTTGACATATTGTTACCTCCTATTTAATTTGTAGTTCTTCTTCTTTTGTGATACCTTTAAGCCCCTCTATTTCAAGCATTTCACCTGTGGAAGTATCAAGCACGGTTAAATCCTCTTGTACAACCAAATTCTTTTTAAATTCGGCCCATGTAAAATCTTCTGTAGTCTTGCTTTTAATCAAATCAAGCCTTCCATTTTCTCTAGCCCAATCAAGCAGTTTTGATTTATCATAATCAAAATCTGTAGAAGGTTTCTTAATAATGATGGTTCCATTAAGACCCTCAAACTTCTTCTGTGTTTTAGTTTCTTTTAACTCAACTTGTTCTGCAAGAACCCTAATATCTTTCATAGCGTTGTCAATTTTGGTATCAATACCCATAAGTTTTTCATCTAGCAAATCTTTTAAGTGCTGCACTTTGTTTAAATATATTTGCTCAAGCGTTTGTTTCTCTTTTTCAAGTTCTTTTACATCTTCCACAAGGTTATCTATGATCGTTTTTATTTGTACTTCTTGTTCATTGATTTCTACTGCTACTTTCGCCATTATTCATTACCCCCTAATTGTTTAATTGCTTTTTCTGCTACACTTGCTACGTCTATAGCTTCACTTGCTAACCAATAAGCACTACCTTGTACTTTCTCTAATGCAGTTATTGCATCATGGTGTCTATCTTTTCTTATGCTTAACCAAAACGCATCTAGCATATCTTTAAGCTTAACAAGCTCTTCTTCTGTTTCCTCTACTTCTTCCTTGATGTAACCATAAGCACCCATAAAGTCATGGATTGGAGCTTTCTTGATATTATCTTCTACTTGCAAATCAATCAATTCACCAAGCTTTTCATTTTTAATACTTGCAAAATCTGTATCATCTGTGGTATCTTGTTGTTGTAAATTATTTGTTTCTGTGTCTATTCCCGTAGGCACATTTTTTAGTTCTTGGTGAGTAAAGCTACAATGAAACTTATCGTATCGCCAATCATTTAAGTTGTTTCCCACAAGTATGCAATCTGAAAGGGTTGTTATTGCAATGGAACCCACCCCTGGATGCTTTTCTTGTAAGGCTGCTAATTTGCTAGCTACTTCTTTTAAATCTTTCTCTAACTCTTTATCCATTCTTTTCACGCTCCATTTCTGCTTTAATTTGCTCTAATATCTCTGCTATAGTGCCTTTAAAAATGTATCTCACTGTTATTCCTCTCTTTCATAAAATCGCCTATAACCTCTAATACGTAGGCATCTAACAAGTCTTTAGGAACACCCTCTAATCTCTGTGAAGGAGTCTTATGGAATGTTGTGTCGAATATGTCAAGTAATTCCCCTAACTCCACTCTTAATGCTTTAGCAATCCTAGCAATAAGTTTTAATGATGTGTTGCTTTTAACACCCTTTTCTATTTGATAAATATAAGCTCCAGTGACATCTACTCTCTCGCCTAACTCTTGTTGTGTAAGCCCTGCTAATAGCCTATACTTTTTAATCTGTGAGCCTATATCAATCATTCGTTTGCTCCTTTCCTATGCACTTGCACCAGTCAGGATTAACAAAATAAATACCTATTCTACCAGTGCTCTTACTCAAAACATTGACTGTTTGGCCGTTAAGTTCTTTTACCCAACTTCTACTAACTTCCCCCATACGACCCTCTTTTTTGATGAATTTTTTCATTGTGAAAACATAAATTAAGCCTTCTTGGAACCCTCTTTGCTTCTTCATACAATTCTCTCCCTTCTTATTCCATGCTTATTTACATCTACTACCAACTTCTTAACCTCTGCTACTCGTTTAAGCTGCTTTAAGTGTTTAGCTTTATCTACACAAGCACCCCTACAGCAATACCAATCTGTGCATAATCGGCATGGGTTACTCATTTTCGCTCCCTCAAATCAATAAGTCTTAACTCACAAATGCCTGGGAATGTGTACCTTACTTCGCTAGCCTTCTCGGAATCACACCTAAATAACATGTGTTCGGATATTGCTTTTATAACCTCGCTTTTCTTGTCTCCACTTTTATCAGTAAAAAAATTCAATCCACTTTTATCGCATTTTACTTTTCCAATATAAATATCCCCAGTAAAATGTCCTACACCAAGCGTTACGTCATCCCACTTAATCCCCATCTTCTTATTCCCCCTTTATAGTAAATCTAATGGAATGCCAACAATTTTAGAAAACTTCTCTTTATTATAGTTAGGTATACCTCTAATAATTTGTTTTTGTCCTTCTGTTAACTCATTCCACCACTCTACAGATACATTGGATAAGTCATTCTTTCTTAAATATCCACCAGTTGTTTCGTGGCTTGGGTTTGCTTGTTTTTCTTCTTCTGTCATATCCTCTTCGTAAATCCACGTTGTAGGAATGAATTTGATTTTATTTAAAAGCCAGTAAGCTTCACTATCTCTCCATTGCTTAAATGTCATATCTGTTTCTTTATCAAAAAACATAATCTTGTGTTGCTCTGTATTAAAGCATCCACTATTGTTATTGCTTGCGTTCCAGTCTCCACTGTTCCAGTCTCCACTGTTACTGTCTCCACTGTTCCAGTCTCCACTGTTCCTGTCTCCACTGTTCCAGTCTCCACTGTTCCAGTCTCCACTGTTACTGTCTCCACTGTTCCTGTATCCACTGTTCCTGTTTCCACTGTTACTGTATCCACTGTTCCAGTCTCCACTGTTACTGTCTCCACTGTTACTGTATCCACTGTTCCTGTATCCACTGTTCCTGTTTCCACTGTTACTGTATCCACTGTTCCAGTCTCCACTGTTACTGTCTCCACTGTTCCTGTATCCACTGTTCCTGTTTCCACTGTTACTGTATCCTGTATTTCCTTTGCCTGTATTTACAATTTCTAAAACCTCTTGCCAACTAACTTCCCTCAAAATCGTAATAGTATTTGTTGCACATTTGTCTCCATCTTCTACTGTTTTGCCAGTCGCAACTACTTCTGCTACTTTATTTTTTGGATTGAAATCATAATAATTAAAGCAATCTACTGCTTTTTTGCAAAAATGAAAACCTCTATTACAAAGACCTATATTTCCTTCCATCTTGTAAGTCTCTCCTACCTTGTATTGAAATCCTCTACAAGTCCAATCCTCGTTAAATACTTTAAATCCTCTAATTTCTTCCATTTTATTCATCCCCTTTTATCGCTCTAAGTGTTCTAATTGTTACGGTTGTTACACCAAGCAAAATTATAAAAATGATAATGCTAGCCGTTGTGTCTGTTACCAACACTAAATTACCCCCTCTAACTTCTCTAAAATTCTTCTTTTCTGCTGCTCTGAATTTCTATTCCCTTTTAGAATATCTGCCACGTATTGCTTGCTTAAATTTAATTCCTTAGCTAGCTTTGTTATAGTCCAGGACTTCGCTTGCAGTATGGAGTACACTTCCTTGCCAAACTGTGTGTATGTGGAAGGATTAGGCTTCACGTAATTCTAGCTGCTCAAACATGCCTAGTTGCTTAGCAGTCTCCCTGATATACCTTAAGACTTCGCCCTGCTTGTGATAAGGAATGTCTTGCCACTTACTAGCATTAAAGTGATCTAGTGTAGCTTGCTTTAAAGCTTCTTCGTCTCCCTTACATACTGAATAGGATTTGATAACGTTGTGCCAGTCAAGCTTTGTCTTATGGCTAGGTCTGTGATTTTCTTTAGCTTGTTCTTCTAGCTTGTTGATTTTCTCGTTTAACTCCCTGGATAAGCTGCTAAACTCGGTAGATAGTAATTTATAGTTAGATACAAGCTGTCCTCTAAGCACACTCTCCATCTTGTTAAATCGTTCTACATACTTAGCTGAAAACATTACTCCTTTTTCACCAGTGAATTTATTAGCTAACAATTCGCATCCCATCTTGGTGCAGTCGTAACACTTGTTTCTCTTACCACTTCCATCTACTCTTATTGCTTCTATAAAATAATTAGCCACAACCATTTGGTTGTCAGTTAGAATATTCAGAATACCCTTCCTGTCTTTTCCTCCTTCTAATTTTCTAAGAACTTCCCAATGCTGAACTCCCATCATTTCTGCTACTTCTACTGTAGTGATCGTGAAATCCTCATTTAATTCATGTCTTTCTAATATCGCTAAATTTCCCATCATATCATCCTTTCTTATTTACATTTTTGTTCCTCTAACCATTTCATAAAATCTACTTTTCTGATTCTTAATATCTTTTCTCCAAGTCTAAAACTAGGGAAGTCTTTACTATTAAAGAGACGATAAGCTTCTGACTTAGAAACATTTAAAAGCTCTTTTACTTGGCTTGGAGATAAGCATTCAATTTCTTCTCTTTTTACAATCTCGTATTCCACATACTCACCCTCTCTTTGATTTAAGTTATAACAAGATATAACCACAGGTTAATATTGGTATAAAAAAATTATTCTAGTATCTTTATCCCAAGCACTTTGCCTATTTTAATCAATTTATCTACAGATACTTTCTTTTTACCTGCTTCTAATTGACAAACAAGTGAAGTCGATACATCTAAAAGCTTAGCTATATCCTTCTGCGATAAATCCTTGCTTTCCCTAGCTGCCTTGATTTTAGTACCAAGCTTTACCCAGTCCATAAAAAACCTCCTTTTTCTTAAAATAAGTCTTGACAATTAACCTATAGTAAATTAAAATAATAAACATAGGTATATTAACTATAGGTTAACTTTTAAATTTAATGCAAGAAACTAAAATACTTTGGCGAGTGGTTTTTGTTTCTTATGGTTAAAGTATATATTAACCCTAGGTTAATTGTCAATACCTATATTTAATTTTTTTAAATTTTATTACGCGAGGTGTGAAATGAATATAGGTATAAAACTAAAAACACTAAGAGAAAAGAGAGGATTGAATCAGAAGCAAGTAGCTGAAGGGGTTGGAATATCTACACCTATGATATCCATGTACGAGACATCTTCCAAGAAGCCAAGTAGAGATACAATAGTTAAACTAGCTAACTTCTTTGATGTCGATGCAAGTTATTTAATGGATGATGATATTAAAACATTAAATGCTAAAGACAAAAAAGATGTTGCTAAAACACTTGATAAAATAATGGGGGAGTTAGCAGACGAAGAAAATTCACCGTTATTTTATGGTGGAGAAATGTCTGAAACAGACAAAGACCTGCTTCGCAATGCACTTCAAAATGCTTTAGAGGTGATAAAAATTAAAAATAAGGAAAAATATACACCTAACAAATACAAAAACTCTATTTGGAAAGACTAATTTTATATTTGCACAAATGAAAAATTAGAGTAGGGGGAGACATATATTGAGCGAAAAATACATTTCAAAAAAAACTAGAGAAATTTTAAGAAAACACAAAAATACTGATTTAAAAGGGCTTGCTGAATCTCTTAACATATATGTATTCGAATGTGATTTAGGTGATATGTGTGGGTTTTACTACTATATTAAGAAATGCAAAATTATACTAATAAATGCGTGCCTATCTGAAAGTCACAAAAAAATTGTACTTGCACACGAGATAGGACACGCTATATTCCACACTAAACTTAATTGTGCTTTTTATAGGAAATACACTTATTTTAGTCGTGAAAGAATAGAAGATGAAGCTAATTACTGCGCTGCTTTGATTATTAAATCCTTAAATATTATGGATGATGAAAATTTTAATGTATACAGTAGTGAGATGACGTTGAAAGATAATGGTTTTATTAAATTTAATATGGTTTTACAACAAGTATTAGAAGGAGTATAACGATATGGCAAAAAGGAACGCAAATGGAGATGGCAGCATCTACCAACGCAAGGATGGCCTTTGGTGTGCTGCTGTAACAATTGGATATGATGATAAGGGAAAACAGAAAAAGAAATATATTTATAATAGAGATAGAGACAAATTGAGAACTAAGTTGTTAGCCTTGCAAAATGATATTGTCATAAACGATGGATACGTAAGGGATGATATAACAACCCTTAAACAATGGGGCCTTAGGTATATGCGAGACTTTATAAAGAATACGGTACGCCCCACCACCTACGATTCATACGACACCATATGTAGAAATCATATATATGAGACTGAACTAGGCAAAATGAAAATTAAGGATATAAGAGCTTACCACATACAACCCTATTTAAACAACAAAAGTTCCTTATCAAAAAGCTATATCAAAAAAATACATCTTATATTAAATATGTTTTTTGATGGTGCGGTGAAGAATGATCTAATAATAAAGAACCCACTTACTGCTGTTAATATTCCTAAATCTTTAAAAGAAGTCAAGGAAATTGAGGTTCTAACACTTGAAGAACAAAAAGCATATATTAAAGCTACAGAAAACACAACCTATAGGCCAATATTATTAACCGCTTTACTTACTGGCATGAGATTGGGAGAGTTGGTTGCTTTAACTTGGGATAAGGTAGATTTGAAAAACATGGAAATCAAAGTGGATTCTAGTTTAAAAAAGACTAGAATCCATGATAACGGAGATGTAAGATGGGAGACTTTAAAGCAATCTCCAAAAACAAGAAGTGGAAAACGAAAAATACCAATAAGTAAATTGTTAGCCAATATACTAGCAGAACATAAAGCTAGTCAATTAGAATGGTCTATTCGAATTGGAAGGAATGAGTTTAATATAGAGAATTATGTTTTTTGCACAGAAGTAGGTAGTATATTAACTACTAGGAATGTTCAAAGGGCACACTACCAAACATGTAATAGGGCAAATTTAAACCGTGTAGGTTTTCATGCGCTTAGGCATACATTTGCCACACGAATGATAGAGAATGGCGTAGACATTAAAATAGTCCAAAATATGATAGGTCACTCTACAATTCAAATGACCTACAATATATATGTACATGTTCAAGAAGAAAGCAAAAAAGCCGCTGCACATGTGCAAGACGACTTATTCGCAAGTATGTTTTAA